TGCACTAGGGCTGCACCAGAAACTAGTCAATAACGGGGTCGATCCCCGCAGCAGTGAGTATTTCGAGCGGATTGACGCTCGCGTAAAGTCTACGTTTCCTGAAGTCTTTGGCGATGCTGAAGAGCGTAAGGTAACGGATTCCCCAAAAAGGCCAACTTCGGTTGTCGCCCCGGCAAATCGCTCTACGGGCGCAAGAAAAGTACAACTGACACCCACGCAGGTAGCGTTGGCGAAGAAATACGGCCTTACCCCGCAGCAGTATGCAAACGAAGTAGCAAAATTGGAGAAATTAAATGGCTGAAACTATAAACCGAAGTCCCCGTGAACTCGACTCACGCGCAAGAACAACTCGTTTTGTGTATACACCATCGAGTGCTTTGCCCGATCCGCTTCCCGACGCCAACTACAAATACCGTTACATCATGACAAGTATCAATGGGCAGGCGCAACCTACGCATGTGTCAAAAATGATGCGCGAAGGCTGGGAACCAGTGAAGGCGGCAGACCATCCGGAGTTGCTTCTAGAGGGTAGTGCTAAGACCGGAAATGTTGAGACAGGTGGCCTTATGCTTTGCAAGCAGGCTATTAATCGCGTACAGGCACGGAATGAGTATTACGACCAACAAGCTGCAAACCAGATGACCTCTGTGGACAACAGTTTTATGAGAAATAATGACCCGCGCATGCCGTTGTTTGCTGACCGAAAGTCATCGACAACTCGTGGCGGATTTGGTTCAGGTTCTAAGTAACAAGGAGTCCTTAAATGGCATCTACAGCTTCCCCATATGGGCTACGTCCCATTAATCGCGTTGATGGCATGCCCTATGCCGGTGCAACTCAGACTTTTCTGATTGATCCCGCTGGTGAGGGCACCAACATTTTCTACGGTCAAGTTGTCATTATTGGCGCGGACGGCTATCTAGCCATCTCCACCGCCACCGGTGCCGACATTACGACCAACAACCTTGGCGGCAACGGCGTTGGTGCAATCGGCGTTTTCGTCGGTTGTCAGTACGTCAATGCACAAGGTCAGGTAATTAACGCGCAGTATTACCCTTCCGGCACAACCGGCGTGGTAACAGCCAAGGTTATTACTGACCCAAGCGTTGCGTTCCAAGCGCAGCTAAGTGGTTCCGGCGCTCAAACAGTTTTGGGCACCAACACTTTCTTTACTGCGGTACAGAGTACCAGCACTGGTTCCACCACAACTGGTAACTCAACTAGCTCTTTATCGGCTAGTGTGCAGGCGGGTGCTGCGGCTTTCCGTATTGTGGGCTTCGTTGAGGTTGCAGGCTTCTCAGCAATTGGCGATGCGTTCACTGATGTGTTGGTTAAGTTCAACCCCAGTGCCCACTCGTATTCAAACAACGTCGGCCTGTAAGGAGTTAAATCATGGCAATTTCACGCGCACAACTACTTAAAGAACTCCTCCCGGGTTTGAACGCACTGTTTGGTTTGGAGTACGCTCGCTACGGCGAAGAGCACAAAGAACTGTACGAAACAGAATCTTCTGAGCGTTCGTTCGAAGAAGAGACCAAGCTGTCCGGTTTTGGCGCTGCACCTGTTAAGAACGAGGGCTCTGCCATCGCTTTTGACAATGCGCAGGAAGCCTTTACTGCACGCTACACCCACGAGACCATTGCTCTGGGCTTCTCCATCACTGAAGAAGCAGTGGAAGACAATCTGTACGACAGTTTGTCTGCCCGTTACACCAAGGCTCTGGCTCGCGGTATGGCTTACACCAAGCAGGTCAAAGCTGCTGCTGTTCTGAATACAGGTTTCTCCGGTACTGCCCTCGGCGGTGACGGCGTGTCTCTGTTCGGCTACAACGCTTCTGCCGTCTTGGTCGGTCATCCGCTGGTTGGCGGCGGTGTAAACAACAACACCCCATCTACACCCTCTGATTTGAATGAGACTTCTTTGGAAGCCGCAACCATTCAGATCGCTGCTTGGGTGGATGAGCGTGGTCTGTTGATCGCTTCCAAGCCCGTCAAACTGGTGATCCCACCAAATTTGATGTTCGTGGCAAAGCGTTTGCTGGACACCGAACTGCGTGTTGCTACCGCTGACAACGACATCAACGCGTTGAAGTCAATGGGCACCATCTCTGCTGGTTACACCGTGAACCACTATCTGACCGATCCGAATGCTTGGTTCTTGACCACAGACGTTCCTAACGGTTTGAAGCACTTCGAGCGTGCTGCGATGACGACCTCCATGGATGGTGATTTCGACACCGGCAACGTCCGTTACAAAGCCCGTGAGCGTTACAGCTTTGGCTTCTCTGACCCACTGGGCATCTTCGGATCACCCGGCGCCGCGTAAGGGAACTATGGGAGAGGGGGCCTTGTGCCCCCTTTTCTTTTGGTGTATATTGCAGACATTCCGGGCTTTCCGGTGTATCAGACAGTCCCGGCTGACGACATGCAGACTGATACGCCTAACTTGCATGTAAGGAACATATCATGGCAACCACCACGTTCTCCGGCCCAGTCGTATCTAACAACGGCTTTGACACGGGCACTTCCGCTTCTCCTCTTTCAGTAACTACAGCGCAAAACGTCAATGCTGCATTTGCTACGACTTCAGCCACTACTGGCGATACACGCCTGTCGTACAACCGATTGACCTTTACTTCTACAGGTTCGGGCGAAACGCTTCGTGCTTTCTCTGTTGTGACTGGCGCAGGCGCAGCCGCTGCTGGAACAATTAACGGCGCACATATCTCCACCTCAATCAACACCACGGGCACTATTTCTGGTGCGGCTAACGCAATCCGTGCAACTTTGGGTGGAACTGCAACAACCCCCGGCGGTACGCTGGCTGTTCTTCAGTTAGATACCGACTACAGCACCAACGTCACACTTGGCTCAACGTCCTCGTTTATCCGTGTGACAGATAGCGGCACCCAGACCGGTGAAGTTCAGAATCTGATCAATATTGCTACTGGCCCTGCCGCCACGGTTGCGCCTACGGCAACCAGTGTTACCACTGTAGCCAAAGCAATTAAAGTGATGATTGGCGGCACCGCGTACTACGTTCCTGCGTACTCGACCTTTGCATAATGCAGATTACCAAGGAATTCTTGGAATCTGAGATACGTGACCTTGAGACTGAAGCGCAGAAAGCTCAAATCTTTTTGACTCAGGCTCAAGCCACGATCCAAGCGTACAAGATGCTCATAAACAGGCTAGACGCACCAGAACCGGAGCAAGAACATGACGATGCAATATGACGTAAGACAAGGTCATTTAAACCAAAGCGGTTTTTTTGTTCTTGGGCGTAACCGTGTAAAAGGTATTTCTTGGTACGGTTCCGGCACAGACGGTACTTTAGTGCTGTTTGACACTACAACCGCTCCAGTTACTTCAAGTGTTACTTATGGACGATCAACGACTACAGTAACCGTAAGTAAAACATCTCATGGTCTTGTGACTGGAGATGTTATTGGTATTCATTTTAATTCTAGCGGTGGCGTATCGGCAACAGATGGTAATTATTCTATTACCAGAATAGACGCCAATTCTTTCTCGATTACGGATATCAACACAGGCACCGTTAGCGGTAGCCCATCGGCTGCTTACGTTTCTGGTGGCAGTCGATGGCTAATTACCTACGAAGTTGACGTCACAGATACCTTCAGCAACGCGCCTGTTATTCCGGGCGAAGGCGTTGTAGCCGTCAAGGGGATCTATGCGTTGATGACCAATATCGGCGCGGCGCAAATCTATTATGGCTAAGAAAAAAGGCCCGGTTCTCTCGGTTGGTCGTGGCGAAAAGCTGCCGATCTCCAAGGGGGCGGGCTTGACTGCCAAAGGCCGTGCCAAGTACAACGCAGCTACGGGCAGCAACCTTAAAGCCCCGCAGCCACAAGGCGGCAAGCGCAAGGATTCGTTCTGCGCACGGATGTCAGGGATGCCCGGCCCGATGAAAGACGAAAAAGGCCAGCCCACCCGCAAGGCGGCGGCTCTAAAGAGATGGAAGTGCTGACATGACAGAAGACGCTATCCAAACAGCCCGTGAACTTGCTACGCACGCGTCCGACATCAAGCACTTGCAAGATGACATGGACAAGATGCTGGAGAACATGAAGGCCATGCAGGCAACGCTGACAGCCATTGACAAAACACTGTCCGAGGCTCGCGGTGGCTGGAAGGTTTTGATGTTGGTTGGCGGGGCAAGCAGCGTCGTAGGCGCGAGTTTAGTTCAGCTTGTTAACTGGTATGCAGGCGGTAAGTAATGTACCTGACAAGCAACATCCCGTACTTCAAATGCTGGGTGCGCAAAGAATTCACGAATGCTCACCAGAAGTACCAAGGTGAGTACATTCACGGTTTGGCGGTTGCAGTGACGACCATCCCGGACCGTAGCTTGAGTTTTCAGATGATTTTTACGGGCCTTGAGGCCGAGGGTGAGGAAAACGTACACGGTGGTGCAATGTGGGCAAGGATGCCGCTTGCTGCGTTGGTGGGGGACATTCCCTTGAAGGAATGGCCGGAGCGCATGCTCAACCACCTGTCGCAGCCTTGGGATTGCAACTCGTACAACCACACCATCATTAGTTTGGAAAGGGCCAAGCCATCTCCTTGGCTTTGCAAGATTGGCGGTGAGTTTCACACCGGCAGGTACTTGTTCACTGTAGACTACGCTGAGAGCGACGTGTCGGAAGACCCGTCACAGCACAAACAAAGTCATGTCTTGATACTTACTGACGCAGGTAAGTGGACCGGAAATGTTGTGGCGCTGCCCAACAACCGAGTCCGGGTAACAAGTCCAGCCTATTGGCAAACTGGACAGGGAGCGCCTGATTTCAGGCCAAACCAGTGGATTCACTGTGCAGAGCAAGACGACTCGTACATGGATGCGGAGCAGACGTTTAACAACCTTTATCAGGAGCAGGAAAAATGATGAAATCCAAAATGATGGCCAGCGGCGGCGCAATGAAAACCAA